TCACTCACCCCCACCAAAATACAAAAAACCAAACCAAGAACATGATCAAAGGGAACATCATTACCGTCACCGTTTTCACGTTCACGTCGTAGTCCTTGTAGGTATAGTAAAACGGGCAAACCGCCATCCAGATAATCGCAAACGCCAGCAGCTTGAGCGTCCACACGTCGCTTATTGTCATCACTCTTTCTCCTTCAGTGCTTCACGGCATCTATTTCTAATTTCTATACGGACTTTTCGGTCAGGGGAGTTTACATCTTCACAAGCGTCTAAGATTAATATTATTGTGGCTTGTAACTGCTCAATCTCGTTGGCTCCATCAAATGCGTTACGGCATTCTTCTTCAGCACCGCAGGGTGTTGATTCAAAATTACAGGTGCAACCTTTCCGCAGCCGTTCAACGATATCCATCACTTATACCCCATTAGCGCGTCAACAACGATTTCATATGTCATGTCGTTGATCTCGCGCTCGCTATATTCATCGCCGCTATTGTGCAGGTCGTATATCCGATCTAGCCCTTTGCGGAACCGTGCCGCCATTTTTGACAGATTGTGGATGGTTTTAGCGTCCTGCATTTCACCGTCCTGAAGAATCTTGAATTGCAACTGTAGCTTACTGATCTGTTCAGCGATATCTGTCATAACGGCACCATCCCGCATCGCCCGTAGGTGATGCTTATTTCTTTTTTTAAAAAGGTAAGCCCATTGCGCTCGTTTTCTGGTATCGGAATTTGGTAGGTATGCCATCGCCATGCCATGCACTCACGCGAGACGCAATGACCACTAATTTTATCAATGTCCGATGTTGCCTTAAACGGGCATAATTTTTCTGCCGCCTCTTCGGGCGTCTTATAATCAGGGTTTCTAGCCATCACTCTTTCTCCTTTGAAGCGGAATATATGGCATCTAAATAATTCAACATACGTACAGCCCAGCTACGAGTTTTATATCCTTGATCCCATGCTTTTGTGCAATCAGGCCACATGATATACCAACGTCCATTATTAGACTCGACGTAACAACTCTTATACATCACTCCTTCTCCTTCAATGCGGCATACGCAAGAGCCTGACCATGACCAGAGCCTTCCTCTGCGATTTGTTGCAAAACTTGCTTCAGCCGATTGTTTTCTTTGACAAAATAATCAACCAACTCAATCATCATTTTCTTTTCCAACATCAAGCGGTTGATGGTGGTTTCTGTTTCCTGATCCATCACTCTTTCTCCCTCTAGTCTAAGGCAATTCTTGCCGCTAATCTGGCGCATCCTGAACACAAATGATGATATCTGTCACTTTTGGAATAAATCGTAGCCACACCCTTTGCCTCTTCTGCCATTACTTCAACAACTGCCAAGGCGACCGACTGACCAGACTTAAACCGTTCTAGTAGTCCTTCAATTATTTCTATGGCATCGGAATTTATATATGGTTGAGAGTTTTCGGGGGAAAACTTCAAGACACGCAAGTTGTCAGTATTGTTTTCCATCACTCTTTTCTCCTATCCCTGCTCGGCTTCTCTGTTTTCCAAGAATAGTAAGGGTCTTTAGGATTCTTGTTGTCGTGCATAGCCATCATGGCGCGTGCATCGCTGAATGCGTGCGATGTATTCTTGATTTGCTTTTCCAATTCAAAAATCAAATCGTCGATGGTGTCACCATGACCTGTCGCCAGTCCACATCGGATCATCATTTGAGATAATTTTTCAGTGTCATCCATCACTCTTTCTCCTTCAGTGCGGCACGGGCAACAAGAGCGGCTTCTTGGCAATTATCACAACAAGTGTTGTTGGAGATTGATTGCAACGCTTCCCGCAACTGCGCGATCTCGGTCTTATATAAATGATCGTGCATAGCCATCATCGCATTAGAAAACCACGCAATCATATAGCCTTCAATGCCAAATAATTCCCGATCTTTATCCTTTGTTGTTTCAATAAAAAACTTTGCCCATGCTTGAGCATGAGGGTTATTGTGTATGCTCCTGTCGTAATCCATCACTCTTTCTCCTTCGTGAACTCTGTTATTTCTACATGACTGACTTCAGAAAATAGCACGTTCATAAGAGCAGATTTCAAGTCGTTATTTTCTTCCCGCAATCGCTCAATCTCAACTAATAGACTGTCGTATTTTGATGCAAATTCCCAATACCTAGCTTCAAGTTCCCGCAATCGCTCAATCTCGTCGGCGGCATCATCGGGTATATTGCTTTCTTCACCACAACCTTCATACAATGGGCGGGTTCTCAACCGTTCAACGATATCCATCATTATTTCTCCGGTGCGTTTTGTGCGTCCTTCATGACAGAAAACCAATCAGCGTCACCGTTTTTAAGAAAGTTCCGTATTGCTTTTGCGGCTTGTGCTGGTGTTACTTTTGAGAAACTGTCTGAAAGTTCTCTCCAGAAGTCTTCATCTTCACTACCGCTTTCAGCTTCTGCAAAAAATAATTCAAATGGTGGATAGAATAATTCTTCTAGTTTGCCTCGTTGCGAGTTAACATACCAGTCTGCTCTTTCTATGGCATTATTATCATAAATAATTGAGCCATTTTCTGTTGCTACTGGTTCTTCCTTATTCAGAAGCCAACACCATCCACCGATACAGGCGACTGTGCCGCAATCGTAGTCGCTGTTTGCGGTGACTTCTAAATTAAAGTTTTTTTGGTTAGGCTGTGGCTCAATGCCAACATCAACGACACCATTTCCTCTATTGGTATGGATTAACTCATTTGCTTCTAGCATTTCTGCTACAGCCAACAGTGCTTCCCGCAAACCTTTTTTAATGCCTAAATCAATATCATTATTCATGTTACGTTTTCTTTCCTATTGTTGTTTCAGGGGGGTTAGATACCTTTTGTCCTTGGACATCAGGTACGTCCATCACTCTTTCTCCTTGAGCGCAGCACATTTATGGACTGATGGTTGGAAATAATTAGGGCCGTTATATCCACAAAGACAACACGGCGCTTCTTTCCACAATCCACGTTTAACAGCTACCGTTCGCAACCGCTCATTCTCTGTTTTCAATTTGTTGTATTCATCAACAAGATTAATTGTCTCAACGGTTTCCATCAGGTATCCCCTTCAATGTATCCGTTGTGGCCTTCCTCAAAAACAAACTATCGGCTCTTGACACAAACCCAACCGCATCAAGCAATGCTTCTCGCAACTGCTCAATAATCTTTTTGGAATCTTTCAAGATATTATCTTCTCTTTGATCACCGACCCAAAAGTCTTCCGTTTTTATCGCTGCGTCTAACCGTTCAATGATATCCATCACTCTTCCTCTAATGCGGGGTTGTTGCAAACAATAAACTCCGTTTTTGTTAATTCTGGTTCCCATACCGTCCAGATAAAATCCATCGTCGGAGATGATTTAGTAACACGCTCGTCAAACTGAGGCCGCCAGTTCAAACACAATATCTTGGATGGTCGCCTGTCGTAAAACAATTTTGTCCGTCTGACAGCGTGCCAATAGGTCGATTTGAGTAACATCGCGGCGTAGGGGTATCTTGTTGCTTTTCTAATGAACTCAACAGACAAGCTGAACGGTGGGTTAGTGATGCAAGCATCTACATCCATCATGTCAGCCGTTAAAAAATCGTTCTCAATATCTGTCCCAATTACGCTGTCAAATCTTGTCTTTAGCACATCAACCATGTGGTTCTGCCCACAAGCGGGTTCCCATACACGCAAGCTAGAAGGCCAATTAACCGCGTTTAAGAACGCTTGTGTTACTTCTTTTGGCGTTGGATAAAAATCGTTTTCTTTCCTGTTTTTTCCATAGCCTATAATTGTGTTTCCAGATAATGCCATCACTCATCATCCAATGCGTCTTGTGCAATTTTCTGTGCTGTCGCTATAGGTGGGACACCAAACTCAGGGTCGCTTTCCATATTGGCAATCAAGCGTAGCACTTGCTTCAGCCGATTAATTTCTTTTATAAATGTATCCATCAATTCAAATCCAAATTTTTTATCTTCCCGTAGCTTTATGATCTCGTCGGCTGCCTCGGCACACCACTCGCCTTCTTGGCTCCAGCTTATGTCAACGGTTTTTAGTCGCTCAACTATGTCCATCACTCTTCCTCCCAATATTTGCTTTCCCAACCTTCATTCCAGTAGCCCCGTCTTGGGTCATCTGAAGGCCAAGGGTTTGCATCTATCAAATACCCATCCCTAAACGCCATCCTGCCTTCTGCCCGTGTTGTATTTGGATGGGCAACGAGGTCGAGAAAAGCATCTAAAGACATCTTCATTGTGCTGTCAGTCATCTGATAATCACCTTGATCTTGATACCGTGAAACAATTCCGCTGCCTTCTTCCTGAGACGGTACGCGGCATCCTTTGCCGTCCCTGTAGACTTTAACTCCTCAATGATCCGTTCACCCTTTAGCGTGTAGGCAAAGTCTGCCGTGTAGGTGCAGTAGTGTTGGTCATTGATAGAGACACGAAACTCAGGTTGCAGTTCAAGATCAGAGATTTCTTTGGCCCTGACCCACAGCTTGAGTTCCGCATATCGCTTCATCTCCTTCTTGGACGCAAACGCAATACCATCTAACGTCCTCTCGTCGATTGGCGACACTGCAAATCTATTTTTATTTTTTATCATCGTCAAGCCCCCTTGCAATATTATTTTTTTGGGTTATGTTTCTGTTGTCAAACAACGCCACAGGGAGATTAGGCATGGCAACATCGTTTTTCAATGACATTGAAGACTTCAGTATTACCTTCACATATTCTGATCAGGCAAACAAGACGGCAATGCACATTCTGATCAACACTGCACCTCGGATTGAGGGCCAAGCGGTGTCTCATGAAGAGGCTGTTCTCATGTATCGTGGGACACCTTCTCAGCTGCGTGAGAAGCTCGACGCCGAGCTTAAACACTTCATGGCTGCAAATGTATGAGGACTACATCGCAGGTCATGAATGGGGATGGATATTCATGGCCTGTTGGGTGTCTGGGACTCTGCTTATCTACTTTGCATTCTTGCAGGTTCAGAAGTGGAGAAAGAAAGACAATGATCCATATCGTGATGAAAACAACTTTGGGAGACACTAATGAGCATACTCGATAACCTTGGCCTGACGCCGGAGCAGAAGGCATTCAGACGCAATAGCCTTGGCGGCTCAGATGCCAATATCATCATGTCCGGCAACGACGAGAGAATACTTCAGCTGTGGAAGGAAAAGAGCGGCAAGGCAGAGGGTGAAGACCTGTCTGAAGTTCTTCAGGTCATGCTTGGCTCATTCACTGAGTCATTCAACCGCGCATGGTACGAGAAGAAGCATAAAAAGATCGTCACAAATGTAGGCGACCAGATGATATGTCTGGATCATCCATTCATGGCCTGTACGCTTGATGGAATGGTAATTGGTGGCGTGTGGGAAGCAAAGCACGTCTCAGCCTTTGCCAAGGAAGATGAAGTCCTTGAGAAGTATATGCCACAGCTGACACACAACATGATTGTCTGTGGGGTTGATTCTGCTATTCTTTCAGTCATCTTTGGCAACCACAAGCATGAGACATACAGCGTCTCTCTTGATCCTGATTATGCTGCAAAGCTGATCGCCGCCGAGGAAAACTTCTGGAACTGCATCCATAACGATATTCAACCAGTTATCGTACATACAAAATATCAAGGCCCAATCGAGCGTAAGGTTGATATGTCGGGGAACAACAGTTGGAGCGCAGCTGCCGCTGACTTCCTTGGCTCCCTTGACCTAGCAAAGCAACATGACAAGGCTAAGTCCATACTGAAAGAATTGGTTGAGGACGATGTTGTCGAGGCTTCCGGCCACGGCATCATTGCAAAACGATCAAAGACTGGCGCTATAACCATAAAGGAAACCAAATGAAGACCTCAGAACAGATCAATGAAATCGCAACTGCTCTTGCCAAGGCACAGGGTGAGGTTGCAAACCCTGCTTTCAACAAGACCAATCCGCACTTCAAATCATCCTACGCAGACCTGTCGTCTGTCCTGAATGCTGTGCGTCCAGTGCTATCCAAGAACAATATCTCGATCATGCAGATGACTAACCTAGAAGAAGCCGGAGTTGTTCTCTACACGCGCCTGACCCATGCCAGTGGACAGTGGATTGAGTCGGTTTATCCAGTGACGGCATCTGGGAAGCATCAAGAGATTGCAGCTGCCTTGACCTATGCCAAGCGACTAAGTTTGTCGGCAATTGTCGGAGTTGCAGGAGAAGACGATGACGACGGCAACGAGGCTAACAAGGCTTCTGTCGCCGCCAAGGCCGCTCCTAAACCTGCTCCTGCCTCAAAGATGAGCGTAGCAGACAGCAACAAGGCCATGAACGATATGCTTCTTGATCTTGATGGCTGTGCAACCAAAGAAAACCTTCAAGAGTGGGCGCAACGCAACTCCAAGAAGAAGGGTGAACTCTTGGAAGAGCATCAAGAGGAAATCACTCAAGCGTTTCAGAAGGCACAGACCCGTATCAGGGAAGCCGCTCAATGAGCATTCCGACACTCATCATGCGACGGAGCGGGGACAAGCTAGTCCCCGTTACGGAGTGGGATAGGGAGCATTTGCTTGAAATCCCTGAAGGGAAAGACCTGTCGGTCAAGACATCACGGTCGCGCAGTTCCAAGCAACACAGATTATTTTGGTCGTTAATGAAGATAGTTGTGGATAACCATCCCTACTATTTAAGGCCGGAACAGTTGGTTGAATGGCTTAAAGTGCGGCTTGGATACGTTGAAGAAATCATGTTCCACGATTGCAGTGCGATGATGAAGGTATCGTCCATATCGTTCTCTTCTATGGGGCAGGATGATTTTCAAAATTTCTTTAATCTGGCTTTGCACGTCATCATAACCGAGGTTGCCCCGATTGGTAGGGAGCAGCTTCTTAAAGAGGTTGAGGATGTTTTAGGGGAGAAAATGGAGTCATGGGTAATTCAGTGAGAACACATGGTTGGACTAAGGAAGAACTCGATATTGTCGTCCGCATGGCAAACGACGGCAGGACTGCATCTCAGATTGCTATTGCTCTGAAAACTGGGAGAACGCGCAATGCTGTTATCGGCGTCATCAATCGACGCAAGATATCCTTGCAGATCAAACGCCCACAACCGCCTCCGAGGAAGCCAAGGAAAACTGTCGTTCTTAGCATTGTGAATGTCAGGGTTCCTCGTAGCAATCCTGATCCTCCAAAGGCTGTGGCGGCGGTAGAGAAGTTTGTCGCCCCGCTGAAGCGTCCAGACGTGGAGTATGGGCCTACTCTCTTCACTGAAACTGAACGTGACCAATGCAGGTTCATCATTGGCAGGAGAGGCCACGATTCCATCGTTTGTGGAGAGCCAATATTCAAGAAAAGTTGGTGCAAGCATCATTACAAAATTGTTTATGTCCCGCCTGAAAGGAGAGCTAAATGACTATTGAAGTAATATTGACGCCTCACGATCTCTCCATTTGCCGCATACTTGGAAACATGAGAACGATGGTTGCCCGTGGTGCGGCTGTAAAAGACACGCAGATGGGCAAGCAAGACCCGTTAGACATTGATGAGAATGGAGTGATCGGGGAGTATGCTTTTTGCAAGCACTGGAACATCTTCTTTGACCCGACTGCTTATCCCAGAAGCGGAAGCCCAGACTGCATACTTCACAATCGTCGTTTTGATATAAAAACAACGACGTATGAAAATGGCCGACTGACCGCGACATTAAAAAGAAATAACGACATTGATTGCTATGCCTTGGCTATTTTGAAAAATAACAAAGTCATATTCCCCGGATGGGTTTTTGCTGACGAATTATGCACTGAAAAAAACATTACCAATTTGGGGCATGGCGATGGGTATGCTTTGGAGCAATCTGCATTTACGGCGTGGAAGCAATGATTGAGGACATGGGGACCACTAAACGTGGAGGTCTATCAACGAGGAGAAAGCTAAAGATATGGGAACGAGAATCAGGAAAGTGCGCGATCTGCTCCGCAAAGCTAATGGCGGGTCAGTTCATATACGAGCATATGAGGGCGTTGGAACTGGGGGGGACGGACACGGACGAGAACATCAGGCTGACTTGCCTAACCTGTGCAAAGGAGAAGACCAAGAAAGATCATCAGATTACGGCCAAGGCCAAATCCCAAAAATCGTCATATTTGGGCCTAAAGACCGTCAAAGCACCGCTACCTTGCGGGAAGAAGTCAAAGTGGAAAAAGAAACTGAACGGACAAGTAGTCCTAAGAGGAGAATGATTATGAATAGAAGTGATTTGCGTCATGCACTGGACAGCACAGCTGCCGCCTTTGCAATCATAGATGAAACGTATGGGTTTGCAGACCTATTGAAAAAGACAAAAGACTTTGCGGCTATTAGGCTCGGCACGGAAGTCGATGACCGTATGATCGGCATCATCATGGCGGCGTTTGCAGATGCCAAGTACAGCATTCTTCCAGAGCGCATGGACGCCTATCGTGAGTCGGCAATGTGGATGGCTGTCGTTGCTAACAGCTTGGACGACAAGGGCAATCAAATGCCTCGCATACATAAGGGACTTGAGGCGGCGATGCTTGGGATAACCAATGAAGCCAATGAGGAAACTGGTAATGAGTAAGTACAGCAAGGCAGTAGACGCTATCCTTAATCGAGATTTGCACTACGGCATAATGATTGACTACATGAGGATCGCCAAGAACATTGGCAGCAAGAAGTTCATGTCTACAGACGAAGAACTTATTGAAGCCCTCAAGTGCAAGAACAAGTCTCTATCGTCTTTGAAACTTGGGACACTATGGAACCTTGGGCTTGTGACAAGGGAGCCAAAGCCATCCAATGTCAGGCACAAAGGTAGGTTAGGCTTTATCTATACGATCAACTGGATTGAGTAATAAATTGCCCCCAGACTATAAATCTGGGGGTTTTTTTATCTGATCATGTTTGAAAGGGGAGCAAAGACTGGTTCTTTTTGCTTGGGCTTATTTATAATTTTACGAGCATTTATCATTTTTTGCTCCATCTTGTTATTCAGCCA